ATCGTGTTAATATCCGCACGGGTCATTTTCCTGAAGATGTTATTCTCTGCTAACTCCCTCACGGTGGCGTTATCGATGCTCACCAAAGCACCGCCTAAATCAGCTTCGTCTGAACCCAGGTTTTGGCGAAGCGTGTCACCATCCATCAGAACGAAGTGAGTAACGTCGTTCACAAAGCTAGTTGCATCGGTTCCGGTGGTCGTAAAGCCGACGTCAGTAGCAGCATTCAGGCGGTAATACTGGTTGTTATAGCGGATGTACTGGTTACGAGCACTAAACTGAAATGGACCATCCTCATAGTCGCCAAGAAAAACGTAGCCGGAGGACAGAAGGAATTGCTCAAACCGATTAGCTCTGTCCAGTTGCGCGGCATCGAACTGATTATTTCTTCCGGTGTTCGTCAGGCGCTTTACACCAAGACGGTCAGTATAGAATTCACCGGTGCCAGTAACTTCTTCGTCAAGCTTCGCGCCTGCAAATACCGCATTGCGGATATCGGTACTCGGTACCGGAACCTGCGTCGGCGTTGGGAGTGGAACTTCTGCCATTGTGCATGTCGCCCTTGATAGGCGCACTAAACCCTCAGAAGCGAATCTGATGGTGTGCGCGAAAGTTGATTATGGGTAAATTGAGTCTGAATATTCGATCAGTGATAACGTCTGTGTATCATCACCGTTGGGTTTGGCGCTATCGACGCGCCAGATAGTGGAATTGAGTTCCGAGTCGGTAGCGATGAAATACCGGCTGGGGTTTTGTGCCGTGTTGCGGTCATAAATGTTCAGATCGAAGGTATCGGCTGCTGCCTGAAATGCCTGGGCTTTGCCGCTTACCGGATAAGCTCGCCAGCGCCCGCGGTAATTCCCGAGGCTGTCGGTCATCACCACCCACATATCGCCGAGGGAAAAGTCGATACGCTCTGACGTCGAGAATACATCCCCGGAGCGCCCGGTGATGTATCCAGTCTGCTGCGCGTTGTCGTACATGTCCGGACACTGAACCACCGTCCCTCGCACCACCTGCGTCGACTCCAGCACTTTCACTGTCATGGTCAGACGTGAGTAAAGGATTTTCCTCGCCTCAAGCCAGGCTCGGTCGTTTGCTTGAGTGGCGTTCCGGCAGCCGTCCAGACTGATCTGCATCGCGTTAACCGTGGCGTCCTCAACCTCGGTAATACCGCTGCTGTCGATCTGCAGGTAGATGTACGCCTTCTTGTTCGTCAGCGGGTCGACGTAGTCCAGCGCCACGCCGTCGTAACCACCGGGTAGAGACATTTGCCATGCCACTTTGTACTCGTCCCAGAACATATTGGATCGAGCAAAAACCGCATCGGGATTTGTCACTTTCTCATCACGCCAGAACGTCAGCACATCGCCGATGTTATTGCCGTCAACGCGGGCCACATTGGCGATCGTCGCTATTTTCTCACCCAGCGACTGCTTCTCATCCGAGAAGGTGTAATCGAAATACCCAAGCTGGGCATCCGGCAGCGAATCGGCAATGGCATACAGAGCGGCGACGTCAATACTGGCCACGTCCTGCTTACCCACAACCACCCATTCGTGAAGGATAGCGTCGGCAAACGAGCGACTCGGCCGCAGCGTATAATCGACCGCGCCGGTTGTCCGGTCGTAGCTGATGGTATGCCGCTGCGCCAGCATGTTGTACTTCTGCTCGCGGTTGCTGTTGCTGTCGTTCGAGCCTTTGATCGTGATGCGGGCAATCGTGTCTTCCGGATACACGACGTTTTCGCGCACGTTCACTGCGTGGATCGCCATCAGCGTCACGACGTTGGCGTCATTGCTGTTGTCGAGGCGCTCGATGGTCACCGCATAGCGCCCCGCCCCGGCAGACGGAACGAACTTATGCGTTGTGCGGAAATACCGGGTCGTCACCTGGAAGTCGTTATCGAAGAAATAATCGTGCTGCTCGGATGTCCCCGGCACCTGATTGTTGTCGTCATCGACCTGCCAGAACTTGATCCGGTATTGCGTTGTGCCGGCCGTCGCGCCGAGCTGAACCAGCACATGCACCCATACCTGCGTCGAGACGATCGGCGACACTGACGGCCCGATAACAAGGGGTGTCTGGTCATTCAGCGTGAACAGAGTCGAGTTGATAACCGCATTGCCCGGCAGAGACGTAATCTCTCCGGAGAGTTCGCCGATATAGAACGTCGTGTAAGAAAGCGTGTCGTCACCGATAAAGCTCTCCGAGGAGATGATATTCCCGGCGCCGGTGACGTTTCGTGTGACGCTTGTGCCGCCGTCGTTCCAAGTGGCATTGATGACGAATGACACGGGATGAGGTACCGCCAGCGCAGCAAAATAGCTGAAGTTGTCATCGTTCGACAGCACAACAGCCTTTAGCTGATTACTCTCGATCGCCACCGATGTCGGCGCCGTCGTGGTCGCTGTCTGGGCCGGGAAGTCCTGACTTTCATTCAGTCCTGGGACCGTCTCGTTATCGACGTCATCGAACTGATACCCCACCTCAATCGTGCCGATCACGTCACCCGGGTTATAAATCGCAGAACTGGCTCCCGCCAGGCTGCCGAGGTTCGATTCCGAGTAGCGGATCGACGATATGGTGTACCGTCCGTAACCGACCTCAAACCACTCCGTAAGCTGTTTGTTATTGTCGACAAACTCGAAAAGGGCCTCCTGAATCAGATCAGGAAAGACGCGGCACTGGCCGTAAATATTCGGGCGCCCCTTGTAGAGTCGCGCGCGGTTCGTCTGGCCGGTTAAGTCGTTGTTGGGGGATTCGCCTGTCGCCACCGATACCGACGCACTAGGCTTATTTGACAGTCCGAACACCTTCAGCGCGCCGGAGAGGATTTTCGTGACCGGACGCAATATCGTGGTGATGAGCTTTCCCACCCCGCCCTCTGGCTGGTCGAACACAGCCACAGTATCACCGGATCGCAGTGGACGACTGATATCGTAATCGTCTGGCAGCGCTCGGCCATTCAGTTTCACGATAACATCGCGGTGCAGCTGCAGAGAATCCAGCAGGCTCACCAGTGTGGTGCCGGCATCTACCGTTCCCCGCTGCAGCGGTGCGCCAGGCAGCCTCTGTAACTCATATCGAACCATGAATCATGTACTCCACGCGGCTGTAAACCTTCAGTAATGCCAGCGGGCTGTCACAGCGCACGAAACCGAATTCGCCGCGGGCATGCAGGCACTTAACCGGGCCGATCATCACACCGATGTGCGCCGGCACATCACCGCGGTAAAAAACGGCGATGCATCCGGTTGCCGCCACCGGCACACGCCGCCAGTGGGCGCGCTCCTGTTCGTAGCAGGTGATGAAATCCGCGCCCGATTCGTAGCCGGCGATGTGGTGCAACTCCAGGCCGAGCACATGCCGATAATAGAGAACCACCAGGCCCCAGCAGTCCATCTGCTCAAAACTGCAGGCGCGATTAGCCCAGGGCTTGCCGTTAACAAGCCCGATAAAGTCGCTCTGTGTCATACAGTGATTAGCCCTGGATAGTCTTTCGTGGTGTAAATGATGGAGTTGGCCAGCGTCAGCGGGTTAGTCTTTCCGGCGGTCACGGTGACGTTGCTGGCATCGGCTGAAATGTCGTTCACGTAAAGCGTCCAGTCTTTCAATGACGCCGTGTCACCGATCGCGTTCCACTGCTGATACAGGCACTTTATCGGCGTCATGCGCGCCGCCCCGCGCCAGCTTTTCAGTGTCTGCCGTACATGTTCCGTGGCGGCGACAAACGTTATGGTCATTGATATGACCGCCGTTCCGTCCTGCGCCGGCTCGGTCACGCTGAACCGCGCAGGCTCGAATGAGTTCCCGCCAAACGTCGCCGGGCGAAACAGGTTATTGACCACCCGGTAATAACCAAACGCAGGGTGATAAAACTCCACCGTCTGTTTGATGTCGCTAGCCGGCCGCCGCTCCTTCCACTCTCTCAATGTCGGCATCAGTCGGACCTCGGCATCACTTCGGTGATCAGGTAATCCAGCCAGTATCCATAGCCAGGCTGGGCCTCAACAATCCAGTCGTCATAGTCCTCGGTAATGTCCTCGATACCGTTGCTGATAACCGTTGCGGTCCAGGTGACAATGTTGCCGTTTTTGCTGGCCTGCACCGGCATATCGACGAAATGCAGCGTCTGCTGCTGAACTCCCTGCGTATCACCCAGGTCGATCGGCATCTGGAACCAGTTACGCCCGCGGTCGCAGTACGTCGGCGAGCGAAGCCACGACTTAAACCTCTCGGCCTGGGCGAGCGTGAATATCCACTGCAGCGTCCAGGTCGCTTTCAGGTCCGTGGTGATCGGCGTGATTATCAATGGACCGACTGACGTCTGCGTTGTCTGCCAGGCTGTATCCTGCGTCATGTTCTGATCGGCACGCTGGGGCAGTGGCAGGAACGGAGGGTATTGAACTGTTGCCACGTTTCCTCCGGGCATAAAAAAACCCGCCGGAGCGGGTTTGGTTTAGTAAGCACCTTGCGCTTTGCGGCTTAGTCCAAATGTCTGCTGCATCTGAGAGGATACCGGACCGCCTCTTTCCATGTCGGTGATCAGCAAGTCCACAACTGCGCTACCGTCCTGCATGTAGCCATCTGCACTCTGTACGGTGGCACCGGTAGACTGGTTGATGACGTTCACCTGCACGCTAATCCCTCCTCCTGACTGCATATCCTTATTACTGATGACCTTTCCATTATCGCCAGGAATCATGTACTGCTTGCCGGTGCTGGCCTGGTAAATCTCTGGTTTGCCTTTCTCGCCGACTTGGTACAGGCCGCCGGCTGATACCGGTCCGCCGTTGTAGCGAGCGCCGGCTATTGAAAGGGCCTGCGCCATGCCAACTGTTGAAGCTATTCCTGCCTGAGCGGGGATAGCGTTAGCGCCAGCCGTGGCAAGGGAGGTCATTGCAGCAGCCGGAGCCATGGATGCGGCTATTAGTTGCCCTTGCGCAATAGCCATTCCAGAAGCGGCGGTCATTCCAGCCTGCCCCATAATTACAGACTTCAACCACTCAACTCCCATCTGGACAAAGGAGTTGATAACGCTGTTTAGGACAGTTGATCCGAGTGAGCTCATGGCTTCGCTGACAGACATACTGCCAGTGAGTATGCCAGTGAGGGCATTAGAGGCGTTTCCTGCAAATGAATCAAATGCCGCAGCAGCTACCTCATATCCTGCGTTTTGTTGCCTCCATATCTCCCACTGCGCCGCTATGCGCTGTTGTTCGTACTGAGTGTTAGCGGCATTCATCAGTTCAAGACCGCGCTGTGTTATCTGCCCCTTCTGCGTTTCGAACTGCTGGATGAGAGCCAACTCCTGAGCATGCTGATTAGCCAGCTGTTGGACAGGGTCAATCTGCCCCCGAGCTTCCTGCATGGGGCTTACAGTTTGCTGAGCGCGTATCTTAGCCAGATTAACCTGGTGCTGAGCCTCCAGTTGCTCACTG